AATCGTCACTGGTCGCGATATAGTCTTTACGCTCGCAACAGTGAATTATGACGCACAAACAACAGCGGTCACGCTAGTAAATGCGCCCGTTATTACTACTTACCAAACACTTGACGGCAAGGCTTACAAGCACATTGACGATCAGTGGACACTTAACATGGAATTACTTGCAGACTGGGGCGCAACTGGCTCACTATTTGAAGCCATGTGGACAGCCTTTACATCTGCACCAAATACGCCTTTAGCTTTTACGCTATTGACTGCAACAGGTGCAAGTTTTGCTGGCACTGTGTTTCCAGTAGCACCTACAGCTGGCGGCGCTGCACCAGACGCACAAACTGACTCATGGGCAATGCTTTGCGCCTCAACGCCAGTCCTAACAATCAGCTAATCGAAAGAGAAACGGGAGCACAAAATGAAACTGCCAATAACAATCGAGTACACATCAGGCGAGTTCGGTACATATACCGCACAACCGCCAGAGTGGGCGAAATGGGAAAACAAGACAGGTCTGACTATTTCTCAAGCTTCAGAAAAGATTGGAATTGCGGATCTGCTATTTCTTGCGTGGAATGCAATGAAGCGCGAAGCTGGTGGAAAGCCAATCAAAGCCTTTGACATTTGGTGCGAAACCGTTGCAGACGTAATTGTCGGTGAGGTTCTCCCAAAAGCTACGCCGCCGGAAGCGTAAATCGCATATTGGTCGAGCTGGCACTGGCGACTGGTATAGCAATGAGCGAGTGGCAAACGGCGGAGCAGATATACACAGCGCTTGAGGTATTGAAGGAGCAAAATGAGCGACAACGTTAAGATTGCTTATGATAAGGCTGATCTGCGTCGCGTCTTAGGCGCGTTTAAAGCAATGGACGCCGAGGCTACAGTCCAAGCCAAGGCTGCCTCTGGCGCTTTAGCAGAATTTGCTCAGGATAAAATTATTGGCACAGCTACGGGTCGAGGTCGAGCAGCTGAAAAGATAGCCCGCGGATCAAAGGTGTCTAAATCATCAAAGATCGGTGAGCTGTCTTTTGGCTTTGCCGGGCAAAAGTTTTCTGGCGGCGGCACGACTCAACAACTTTGGGGCGGCAACGAATTTGGATCAAACAAATATAAACAATTCCCAATTTGGTCAGGTACTGCGTCAACGGGTCGAGGATCAAACGGCTGGTTTATTTATCCAACATTGCGCGCCATTCAGCCTGAAATCATTGCCAAGTGGGAAAATGCTTTTGACAAGATCCTAAAGGAGTTTTAAATGGCCGGGCAAAGTAGAACGCTCAAGCTTTCGATACTTGCTGACGTTGACCAACTTAAAAAATCCTTAAATAGTGCAAATTCTGACGTACAAAATTCCAGCAACAAACTTGCAGACTTTAGCAAAAAGGCTGGCATAGCGTTTGCCGCTGCCGCAGCTGCCGCTGGCGCTTACGCTGTAAAACTGGCGGTTGACGGCGTAAAAGCTGCAATCGAGGACGAGGCTGCTCAGATAAGACTTGCTACATCTTTAAAAAATACAACCGGCGCAACAGATCTCATGATTGCTTCTGTTGAAAAACAGATACTTAAAACATCACTTGCAACTGGCGTGGCAGACGACAAGCTGCGTCCAGCGTTGGCGCGTCTTGCCACGTCAACCGGTGACGTCACAAAAGCACAGGATCTTTTAAGTCTTGCTTTAGATATAAGCCAGGCAAGTGGGAAAAGTCTTGATAGCGTTGCAAATAGTCTTGGCAAAGCTTTTGACGGCAATACATCTGCACTTGGCAAGTTAGGAATTGGCTTAACTGCCGCAGAGCTTAAAACTATGTCATTTGAAGAAGTGCAGACAAAACTTACAGACTTGTTTGGCGGCGCAGCTGCCGCGAACGCAGAAACTTATGAAGGCAAAATTGCAAGACTTAAAGTTGGATTTGACGAAGCAAAAGAAACTCTTGGCGTTGCGTTACTGCCACAAGTTGAAAAATTTGTTGATTTTATTAACCTGCAAGCTTTACCTAGTCTCGAGGGAATTATTGCAGGTTTTACAGGAGATACAGGATTTAGCAACGCTTTAGGAGACTCTAGTTCAACCGCTTATCAACTAGGCGAGGAAATGAAAAAGTTAGGCAACACTTTTGGTAGTTTTTTCTCCATATTTGACTCAAAAGATGCCAATAGTTTTAATGGTTTTTTAGCAGTTGTTAAAGGCTTAATCACCGGTATTCAAATTATTTTAATACCTTTTCAAATTACTCTTGACTTAATTGTCCGATCTATTAACGCATTGATTTCAGGTCTTAATTTAATTCCGGGAGTTGACATAAAACCATTGAAAAACATCGTTCCTATTAAAGGCGATCCAAACTACGTACCGCCAAATGGTTTTACAAGCATTTCTGGCGTTTTAGGTACAAATACCACTTCTGTAGTTCCAAAACAAGCCGTAGTCCCAAGCGTTACAGGACAAATGCGAGGACGCACAGACAACTCCGACAGAATAAATATCACAGTCAATGGCGCAATTGACTCAGAAGGCACAGCAAGAACTATTGTGAATACGCTTAATAACTCATACTTTAGAGGAACAGGCGGCGCTGGCGGGCTTGTCATACCATGACACAATGGTCGCCAGTCTGGCGTGTAAAGGTTGCTGGCTTAGACGTTACTGACTCAGTTTTGGCCAGCTTAAACATCACTTCTGGACGTACAAATATCTATGAACAGGCTCAGGCAGGTTACTGCTCAGTGACGCTGATTGTCTTTGATCAAGTGCCGATCGAGTACGAAATAAATGACGCGCTTACCGTAGAAGTGCAAGACACTTCTGCCGTCTATATGCCGATCTTTGGCGGCTCGATTGTGGACATAGCTGTGAGCGTCTCAGAGGTCGGCTCGACGGCGTACACGCAAGAGGTGACAATTACTGCCTTGGGCGCTCTGGCAAGGCTTCAAAAGGCGCTCACAAACGGAGTCTTGACACAGGATTTTGACGGCAATCAAATCTTGACAATCTTGAGCGATTTGCTTGTCAACAGCTGGAATGAAGTCCCTGCGGCTTTGCAATGGCAAGATTATGACCCGACAGTGACTTGGGCAACGGCAGAAAATACTGGGCTGGGCGAAATTGACACACCGGGCAATTATGAGCTGGCGCAGCGTTCATCATCAACAACGGTCGTTTATGATTTAGTCGCAGCTTTAGCCACCTCTGGTCTTGGCTACATTTATGAGGACTCAAGCGGGCTGATTGGCTACGCAGACTCTACTCACAGATCAAGTTATCTAGCAGCTAACGGATACACCGATCTAACAGCTAACCACGCGCTAGGTCAAGGAATTACAATTAAGACCAGAGCTGGCGACCTGCGCAATGACGTCACGATCAAATACAACACAAACAGCAATAACGAGGTAAATGACACAGATCCAGCGTCAATTGCGGAATATGGCCGACTCGCTCAAATTATTAGCACAACTATAAAACACGCCGTTGACGCAGAGGATCAGGCCGCCTTTTATCTATCGCTCAGAGCTTATCCAAGACCAATTTTTGAGGAAATAACCTACGCGCTGACAAATCCTGAGTTGGACGACAGCGATCGAGATAGCCTAATTAACGTGTTTATGGGTCAGCCGATATCTCTGTCAGACTTGCCGCCTAACATGGCCGCTGGCAATTTTCTGGGATTTGTTGAAGGCTGGACGTTTAAAGCTTCTTTTAATGAATTATCTGTCACCTTGTCAATGACGCCTTTGGCGTTTTCTTTGCAGGCAATGCAATGGCAAGACGTCAGTGTGTCGGAGCAATGGAACACAATTTCTGGCACACTTGACTGGGAACACGCCCTAGTCGTGGCGTAATAAGGAGACATAAATGGCTAATCCAACAACATATTTCGGCTGGGTCATGCCGACTGCTACTGATCTGGTTACTGACTTACCGGCGGATTTTAACGTCTTTGGTCAGGGCGTAGATACTTCTATGCAAGATTTGCTTGGCGGCACAACCGGGCAAGTTTTATCAAAAACATCTGCGACCAATATGGATTTTACTTGGATCACTCCAACGGCTAGCAAAATTGGTCAAGTTTTATCAACTACAAAAACCGATACTTTTACTACCACTAGCACTTCTTTTACAGACATTACTGGCCTTTCTCAAGCAATTACGCCCGTTGCAGCATCAAGTAAAATCCTAGTAATTTATTCGGTTTCAGGTATCAATACTGCTGGCACTAATCGATCAGCCATTCGCATGATGAGAGATTCAACAGCCATTGCGGTTGGAGCAGCTGCTGGAAGCCGTACTCAATCAACTTTTCAATGGGATTTGCAATCTGGCTCAAACATTTTGAGTTACGCAGGATCTTATTTGGACAGCCCTGCTACAACTAGCGCGACAACATACAAAGCTCAAGCAATTTCTTTAGACCCTGGAACGACTTATGTAAATCGAAGCGTCTCTGACACAGACTCATCAGCATTTTCTCGTGTAACATCAACAATTACAGTAATGGAGATCCTAGCATGATCGATTACGCGGCAATTCTTTCGCGCAAGTATTTTGGCAAGGAATGGACTCTTAACGGAGATTTGTACGAAGGTTTAATTTGGAATGAAAAAACGGCAAAGCCAACTCAAAAAACTTTAGATGATCTTTGGCCACAGGTACAGACAGAAATTTTGGCTGAAATTGAAGCTAAGAAATCAGCGCGCCAAGACGTTTTAAATCGTTTGGGCATAACAGCTGACGAAGCGGCTTTGTTGCTGTCATGATTTATCCGCAAGGTACAGCCGCAGCTCTTATATCAGCCGCAATTGCTGAGGTTGGCACAATTGAGGAAGGCAATAACCTCACCAAATACGGCAAATTTACAAAAGCCGACGGCTTGCCATGGTGTGGCAGTTTTGTTAATTGGTGTGCAAATGAAGCTGGTGTCAAGATTTCAAGTATGGTTAGTACAGCTGCCGGGGCTGAAAGAATGAAAAATCTTGGACGCTGGCATACAGTGCCTAAGCTTGGCGATTTGTGTTTTATGGACTTTCCACACGACGGCGTAGATCGAATAAGCCATATCGGAATTGTGGTAAGTATTGGCAAAACAAGCGTCTGGTGCATAGAAGGCAACACGTCTGGCACTGGCGATCAACGCAACGGCGGAATGGTTATGATAAAACAACGCTTTTTAGGCAAAGAAATTGTTGGTTTCGGTAGGCCAAAATACTCTGAATATGCTGGAGAATTTCCTGTAGTACAGCTGCCGAAAACGGCTGTCAAGGAGAAAAAATGAAAGAGTTAAAACCTATGCTGGCGAGCTATGCTCGATCATTTGTAGCGGCAAGTCTTGCAGTTTACATGGCAGGTGTGACAGATCCTAAAGCGATTTTGTCAGCTGGTCTTGCAGCTGTCGTGCCGGTACTAATGCGCTGGTTAAATCCTAAAGATACGGTTTATGGCCGCAAGTGATTCAAAAATTGCAAGCGGCAGCGCTGGCATTGTGCCTTTTGCTGGCGCTGTCGTCTTGCGGTTATCAGGGATATACGCGCTATCCATGCCAAGAATTTGAAAATTGGGAAAATGATGAATGCCAACGACCAAGGTGCGAAGCGCAAGGTGTCTGCACAGAGGACTTACTTGGAGACATTGTTAAACCACAACCAAAATCACCGTAGATATCAAAAGCGTTTATCGCCGGAGGAGATCAAAGCCAGGTTAATTTTGTTTATCGGAATGACTCTTTCAATTGTCTTTTTGATTGTAACTCTAGGGATTACCTATGCGCTGATTTTTGTAACTCAGCCGGTATCGGCTCAAGCTCCAAATGACGCGGCTTTTATTGACTTGCTTAAAACGCTGGCCATTTTCTTGACTGGATCACTTGGCGGCGTACTTGCTTCTAACGGCCTAAAGGACAAAGCGCCTAGCGACACGCCCAAAACTA